TGGTGGAGGAGACGGGTTATACCAGTTGCGCATCACAGTCTGATAAGACGGGATGCGCCACTTGTTGTGGCGGATATGAGTCATGATGGCAGGTGACTTCACCAAGACCCTGCATATGCCGTCATACAAATCGGGATGATGTGCAGTCAACGTGAGGTAACTTAACAAGCGCTTGGCCTTATATGTGGCTGAAACACTTTTGACTGGTGCAGTCAGCTTGCCAACCAATTTCTTTTTGTCATGCCACACCACGAAGGGGACATCAAGCCCAAATTTCTTGAGCTCTGCCCTCTCAGCAGGAGTTGCACGTCTGCCCCATTTGGAAAGAAAAGAGACCTCATTTAGTGACTGTTTAACTTCCAAATTATTAGTAAGCCCCCACTTAGCCATGGTGGACCGAATATTCTTCGGTGTCCACACAGCTGGCTTAGCAGCTAGAATTGACAGCACGTGGTCATCACCAAAACATGAGAGTTCATTGTAATACATGAACTCTCGTGATGACAAGCCTGTTAAATCTTTCCAGGCCATCAGGTAGAGAACCACGAGACCCACGGAATTATCCATGCTGGTCGAGGAATGGCCAGTTGTCAACCCAGTCCCTTTTTTGTACACATTCCCAGTAGAGGTGGTGTTCAACAGTTGGTGCACAACCTGTTCGTAATTGATGTCAATTAGGTCGGCAATCCGGTCTCTGTCCTTGTGATGTTCAAAGCCGTGCTTCCGGATGGCCTTAATGACATCAACCACTTTGCCACTAATGGTGCTGTCGAAAGCAGTGAAATCACCCTCCACATGAATCTGGCATCGGGAATGACGCTGCCAAATGGTGGACATCCAGTAACCATTAAGGGGCATACCAATTTTAATGGGTGTTGAGACCCATGAAAACCTGTGGTTGGGGCCATAATTCCAAATGGTTGACAGGATATACTGAGTGATGGGTGAACCAATAATGGAACGAACCATGTTATTGGCCCACTTCTTCTCAGGCAAGGCCTCACCTTTCACAGACACAGCTGAGACAGGCAGGATCTGCGCCGCGGCCCAAAAAGTCCGAGCCCAGAGTGCCTTGAAAGGGCCATAGCCTCCCAAATCATGGATGAACTTGGAGCGTTTGTACTTGCTACGCAACCTAAGAGGGTCTCTCATGAAAGCACCCAGCGC